CGCCAGCGTGTAATCCCTGATCCATGGTTTAGAGTAGATGTCTTTGAAAAGAGTTATGTCTGGTCTGTAGTTGTCACAGTGTAGAACAACAGTTTCTTTGTCTGCTCTAGGTCTCTGAGTTATGGTTAAAGTTTTTGTTGCATTGTCATAATGATGTTGGATAAATGAGCCAAACATTTTCCCAACCAATTCTTGGTATGAAGCAAAGGCAAAATATGTTGCTAAACCACCTGTCGCACCTGCTCTCAACAGGTAGGTATTTGTGTATGCTAGGTTGAAAGGTTCAAATAGTGTACCACCTTCACCTCCCTCTGTTCTCGACCCTACTGTCCTTCTACCCACTTGTCTAACGTTAATAATTTCGTCTGGTAGAATGTATTTGTTTTGATTCTGTTTAAGTTCTAAAAAAGAATATGATTCTTCTGTGGCATTTGATGAGCGTTGTCTATATCTATTAACTGCTCTTTCTAGTGCCGTTTCGTAGTGTTTTGGGTCTAATTCCACATCGACCATGCCCTCACCGAGGTTATTTTTTACATAATCGTATATCTCTTGTTGACCTGTTTGTAACTCTGACATACACATATTTATGGTTGTGAGCGTTTCAATAAATATACACGATATGCCGCGACTTTCACTATACAAGCCAGAAAAAGGCAATGATTACAAGTTCTTCGATCGCAACATCAAAGAGATGTTCACTGTGGGCGGAACGGACATTTTCCTACACAAATACCTAGGTCCTTATAATCAAGGTGCAACCAACAAGGACGGGGAGGCTTCTCCCACACAGCCAAATTATTCTGGAGATTCGTTAAACGAAAGAACCATACAGGATCTACTGTTCCTAGAGAACAGAGACAGACGCTACTCTGCTGATGTATATGTGGTGCGTGGTATCTACAATGTACAAGATGTGGACTTCAACCTATCACAGTTTGGTATGTTCCTACAGAATGATACTATTTTTATGACCGTGCACCTTAACGATATTGTGGAAAGAATAGGTCGTAAACCTATGTCGGGCGATGTGATAGAATTGCCACATATGAAAGATGATTTTTCATTGGACGAAAACATTCCCATTGCTCTTAAGAGATTTTATGTGGTGGAAGATGTGAATCGTGCCGCAGAAGGATTTTCACAGACCTGGTGGCCACATCTTTTGAGATTGAAATTAAAGACACTGGTAGATTCACAAGAATACAAAGATATACTAGAAAAGGAAGTTGGAGACACAGGTAATACGTTATCATCATATATGAGCACGTATAATAGAGAAAAAAGTATTAACGAACAGATTGTTGCACAAGCGGAAGCAGATGCTCCTAAGTCAGGATTTAATTACAAACAATATTATGTCGCACCAATTGACGAAAGAGGAAACATACGTACAGATAATGTAAATTCAACAGGAAGTGTTGCCACCGATAAAAAAGTGAACGCCGTGATAGATACTCCAGCATCTTCCTATTATGGATTTTATTATAATGGTGATGGTGTTCCACCTAACGGAAACCCAGCCGGCTTTGGTACCAGTTTCCCTACAACCAATGTGGACAAAGGCGATTACTGGTTGAGAACAGATTTCTTACCTAATAGGTTATTCCGTTATGACGGAACAAGATGGGTGAAAGTGGAAGATTCTGTGAGACTTTCGACTACTAACAACAATACTCGAGCAAATTACAAAACTCAATTTGTTAACAATTCTACTACATCTACAATAAATGGTTTAACAGTGAAACAAAGACAATCTTTAACAGATGCTCTAAAACCAAAGGCTGACAATTAATGTTACATTTTTACGAAGGACAGGTTAGGAAGTTTCTTACTCAATTCATTCGAGTATTGAGTAATTTTTCTATAGAATTAGGAAAAGGTTCAGATGGACAAGTGCAACTTAAACAAGTTCCGGTTGTATACGGAGATATGACCCGTCAGGTAGCAAATATCTTAAAGAACAATTCAGAAAATGCAATGGTTTATGCACCTAAAATAGCGGCTCATATAACGGGATTAGAATATGACAGGGAGAGAATGCAAAATCCTTATCATATTGAAAAGCAACATTTGAGAGAAAGAAATTATAATGCAACCACCAAACAATATGACAATCAGTTAGGTGCTGGATATACTATTGAAAAAGTTATGCCTTCTCCTTTTCGTTTAAATGTACAGGCAGATATTTTTACAACAAACACAGATATGAAACTGCAAATATTAGAGCAGATTCTCTATCTATTCAATCCGGATTTTGAAATACAAAAATCAGACAACTACATCGACTGGACGTCACTGAGTTATATCGAATTACAAAATGTAACTTTTTCTTCGCGAACTATTCCTGTTGGAGCAGAATCAGAAATAGATGTGGCCTCGATAACATTCTCGATGCCTATATGGTTATCTCCTCCAGTTAAGGTTTCTAAACTAGGAGTTATACAAAAGATTATTATGAGTGTGTATGATGACAACGGGGGAATTAACAAAGGGTTGATCGACGGTACACTGATGTCGAGAACTTACATCACTCCAAACAATTTCGGGTTACTATTAACAGGTAATCAATTAAGGTTATTAGGAACAACAGGGGTAAATGTATCGTCTGGCGGTGACGGGTTCTATACAGGTGCAAGAGATCCGGGACTGGCGGATCCTTTTGAAACATTTGGTCCTGCTGTTAACTGGAAAGTTCTTCTAGATCAGTATGGCAAGATTACCAATGGCACATCACAGATCAAACTGTTGCAAGAAAACGGTAACGAGATAGTGGGCACTATTGCCACAACAACACTAGATGAATCAATATTATTATTCAATATTGATACAGACACAATACCTACGAATACACTGACATCTGTTTTAAAAATTATTAATCCGCTGACATTTGAACCTACCAATCCTAGTAATGGAGATCGTTATCTCATTGTAAACGACATCGGAGATTCCACCAACACATTTGATGCATCGGGTTGGGGAAATTTAAGAGCAAGTGTGAACGACATTATTCAATATAATTCTTCCACAGGTAAATGGGGGGTAGTATTTGATGCTTCAAACCCAGATTCTACACAACACTATGTTACCAATCTAAACACCGGTATACAATATAGATTCGATGGAGAAAAATGGCTTAAGAGTTACGAAGGAATTTATATTGGCGGCAAGTGGTCGATTGTGCTATAATTAATTCATGCAAGACAATATCATATGTTCAGGTGCGTTGTTCTACGCGGTTAACACCAAGCGTTTCCTGTTCCTACAGAGAAATGATGGTAAGACACGAGGCATGTGGGGATTGGCGGGAGGTCAGGCCAAGTTCCAGGAATCCGCATTTGAGGGATTGAAACGAGAAATACAGGAAGAAGTGGGCACAACACCCGCATTCAAAAAAGTCATACCACTGGAACTGTTCACTTCCAACGATCAAAAGTTCTTCTTTAACACCTATGTGATTGCCGTGCAGGATGAATTCCTACCACAACTGAATCGAGAACACAACTCCTATGCCTGGTGTGCCTTTGAATGCTGGCCTAAAAATCTACACGCTGGATTGAGGAACACCCTCAACAACAAGAGCATCAAAGGCAAATTACAGACCATACTGGACCTCATAGTATAATATTACCATATTATGGTAAATACCATACATGGCAAAACTAGGTGATCCCACAGATTTCAGTTATAGAGTAGCAGAAGTTACCAAGATAGTGGATGGTGATACCATTGATGTGATCATCGATTTAGGTTTTGATATCATGTATAGAAGCAGAGTGAGATTATTTGGTATTGATACTCCAGAATCTAGAACAAGAAATACAGAAGAAAAAGTGAGAGGATTGTTGAGTAAAAATTTCTTAAAAGAGCATTTAAAATCCTCAAAAAAGATTGTGATTAAAACGCACAAGGGCGAAGAGACAGGCAAATTCGGCCGTATTTTAGGTGAGATCTTTATCGACGGAATCAACATCAATCAAAAAATGTGTGACGAAGGTTATGCTGTGGCCTACTATGGTCAAAATAAACAGTTGGTTGAATCTGCACACGAAGCCAACAAGCAAAAATTAATTGCGGCTGGTATTCTCAAAAGTTAAAAAGTACATTTGACCTGTCCTCCAGGCACAGCATTTTCTTTGATATCTTGAATTATTGCACCAGGTGAAGGTATAGTATCTGTATTGGATTTATTTGTGTTGGATTCTGTGGCAGTTTTTTCTTTGCTTTTATCTATGGTGATTGTGGGTTGAACTCCGCAGTCTTTAACAGTGGTACAACCGTTCATGAATATAAGAACAGCCATGATTGATAAAATTCTCATTGGGTATTATTTTGATGATGGATAACGTATCCAAGGATACCAATAAGCAGTCACAAGATCTGTAGTCTTGTGAACAATCTTCCAATAGCATTCCATCCATTCTAACTCATGTGTGTATTCTTGGAAGTTGCCTGCGTTTGGTAGTTGCATGGTCTATGAAAATAATAACAATGACAGCATCCATATCAACGTGATGGTTGGGACTGTGCTCATCAATATCAATGTCTTGTGTTTCTTTAATTTAGATTTAGTTTTCTTGGTCACACCATATGTTATGGTTTTCCATTCGCAATGATTGTAGGGCCACATAATTTTTCTCCTTTACTCATGGGCCCCCTTGCGAGGGCCCGGTGAATATTTTTTTATTTTTGAACTCCGTTGAAGAAAGCCTCTGAGGCTTTTTTGATGTTGTCCTGGAAAGTTTTTAGATTTTCTTGGACCTTTTCCGGTTTCATGTTCTCG